CTACACTGCGGTGATAGTGCATTGGCGATCAGAACCAATGCCGGGATGTGGTTGACTGTAGTTAGCGATTGCCATAGTAATAGTCAAGGTCGTACTCTCTCCTGAGGAAAGTGCGGATGTATCAATGGTAGTCGATGTAGTAGTATCACCAACACCAATCGTGACATAACCGTCTCCTCCATCGAAGATAATATAAGATTCACCCAGTGATGGCGCATGACCCAATGCTAATGATACATCAACAGATTGTGTCCCTGCCGGTATCTGTATATCCGTTACAGGGAAGTACGCTTCGTAGGGCATATATTCGTCTCCTACTTCAACTGTGATATTGAAGTCGACATCGATGAGGTTCGTTGCTACTACCGGCTTAAAAAAGGTGTACACTTTGGCACTATCGACGAAGATGAACTGGTTTATCAGTTTTGCCGTATCCACTGATGAGAACGGTGCTGACATTGAGGTGGCTGGGCCGACAGTACCAACAGATTTTTCTGTATATTTGATATGACCGAATACACCGAGGTCGTGAGCAATCTTTAATATGTCGAGATTCGCATAGTACACAGTTCCGGCGACGAGATTCTGACTGTACGTGACAGAAAAGCTCCCCGTGATCTGGCAAAATGTACCCTGTCTGATAAGTCTCAAATCTACTTTATGTAGGTACTTTTCGGTTCCGGAAGGGGCTGATATGTCGAGAATATCACTATTGCCATATTCTATAAGATAGCTCTCCGAATAGAATCTTGCTTCTCTCATGACGGGTGACACCATGATCCAGTCCACGCTTGATATGTTGGGCACATCTTCCGTACCGTTCGGCGTGTACCATATCGCGTCGTTGTATGATACTGTCGTATTCGCTGCCACGGTGCCGCTTCCTACATAGTTCGGCATGTAAGTACCATTCGCCAGCGCCTGGACTATAGCCGTACTCGACACGACCTCAGCGTGCTTGGTATCGATATCCGCGCTGGCTGCATTGATACCGGTGATGACATCGCGCAGTTTCGAGATGAATGCGGTGATCTCCGGCAGGATGATTGTCTTCCAGTAGGTCAGCCAGCCGCTTGCTTTGGAGTTGAATGTCGTTTTTCCCTCGGCGATGAGCGGCACATCAGGGGCATCGGTAAATTCATGGTCTATTTGGTCTATTTGTGGCATTGCTGCTTCTCCTTCTAGTTTTGTTGTATGAAGCTCTCTATATCGAGTGAGCACTGCGACATCGAAGCGTTCTCATAGACCTGCACCATGGAGGTGTAGTATCCGAATTGTAAGAACGCCTCCACGCCGTCCATCAGTCTGAACATCGTCGCCTTGTTCGAGAGGCTGTCGAGCTTCTTTTTGGCAGCATCGAAGCTGTCCGAGGCAAGCTTGATATCGCAGCTGATAAGGTTGGCAAGGTCGCCTTTGACGAGCTGCACCTTCCCGAATGCATTCTTCTCCGGTTGCCGCGGATTCACCTGGGTGACCGATGCGCCAAACTGCGTACATCCGATCCCCTCTGTCCTCCCGGCGACGATAAATGCAAGCTCGGCAGTCGCAGTATCAGGCGTATGTATGATGATCTCTACTTTTTGTGAGAAATCTATAGTAAGCGGATGCGCTATGTTGGCACGAATGTCGCTGGGTACATCATATAAAAACCAATCATACAGATTGTCCGGCCCGCCATCATCGATGATGTCGTAAGTCGTATCGGCTATTATATCGCCCGTATCGTTGCGCTCAATCACCTGTACAGAGGCGCCCAGCACCCCCATGATCGCCAGCATATTGCACTTGTTACATGAGAATATCACATGGAGATCTCCCACACAGGAACATACTGCCGTGGTCTCGCCGTGCTCGCTCATGATCTGATTGTAGGCGGTCAGCATAGCTTTAGAATTTACAGGCTGCTGTGGATACCACTTCGCAGACACGTTCGGTAGCTCAGTATCTGCTGTCGTGGTATCCTCGGTACACAGGTAGATATAGTCGTTGTATATCCTGTACTCACCGGCTGCCACTACAGCGCCAGATACCCAGTCCGGGTATGTCTCGTCTATGGCATTGGTTTCCAGCTGCTCTATAGCCCTTGGTTCTACTACCTCAAATTCCATCTTATGCCCTCGCCTTCACTTCGGTATAGAAGTTGTTCTTTTTTGTAGTCTTGAGCGTCTCTGCCGAGATCGCGTTCATCTCTTTGATCGTCTTTATCAGCTCCATATTTTGCGACACCATAGAGCTCATCGACTTCTGCATATCCTGAAAGCTTCGCGTAGATACACGATCGACAGCAGTTGCCAGCTGCGGCGCCAACAGTCCGAATGACTGCTTGATATCCTGGGAGCCGGAGACGGATGCTTTTGCCGCTGTACTTGCAAGCTGCTGGGCAGTAGACGCAGATGATCTGCGCGTCCCGGTAGAGGCATTTGCAACCGTGCTCGCCAGTAGAGCCGCTGATTCAGTAATATATTTTTTGTCAGACTCTGATATTTTTTTCCCGGTGTTGGGCTGGGTGCCACCGCCCTCCCTGGCGATCAGTGCATCTATCATTTTGATCGCCGATGCGTTCACACTCTCGTCGATCTTGAGCAGCGTGGCGTCTATATTCTCGAGCAGCGCCTGCTCGGGAGGTGTTGCTATCCCCTGTATGTCAGCATTGGCTTTGGTGATCATAGAGATGAATTCCGCTTCGTTCCTAGCCGAGCTCTGCGCCTTTTCTGCAAAGTTCTGATAGGCGCCGGATACCCCTGCATAGTCACCGTTGTTGATCGCTTGCGACAGGAGTGTTTGGGACTGCGCCACCGTCCCGATCGTGTACGAGCGCAGCGTCTCCATAGATGACTCTTTGGCCGAGAGTATGGATTCGCGCAGTGCGTTCGAGGCCTCTATCTCGGCGTTGATCCCGTCGATCCTGGTCTGCTCTAGCTCTTTGAGCCTGTCCTTTTCTGCATTCGCCCAGGTATCTATCTGGGAGAGAACATCTTCTGATGCGACGCCCGATCTGATATTCTTCTGGATACCCGATGCAGTGATTTTGGCCGGCGTCGTATAGGCTGCCTTCGCATCGAGCAGCGTCTGCATAGCCGCCGCCCTCTCGTCTGCGAGCTGTTGCTCGTTGTCCATGAGCTGCTGCTGCATATCATAGAGTTCTGCGAACTGCGGAGAGAGTTCAAGGAGCTTGTCCTTGAGGGTCTCACCTGTCTTGCCGGTGAAGCTGAGCGAATCTACCAGATTTTTGAATTCTTCTTTTGTCTGTGGCATAGTGAGCCCAAGTGCATTCATGCTGTTCTGCAAATCTCCGGCAAGCATGGAGGCCTGCTCCTCCGTGGAGTAGAAGCTACCTATAAAGCTATCAAGTGCTGCTTGTCTCGTGTCGTTGAGCTGCTGCTCCATATCATAGAGTTCTACGAACTGCGGAGAGAGTTCAAGGAGCTTGTCCTTGAGGGTCTCTCCCGCTGCTCCGCTGAGACCGAGCGAGTCTGCCAGTTTATTGAATTCTTCTTTCGTCTTTGGTGTCATCGTGTCTGCGTTTCCACTGAAGCTGAGCGAATCTACCAGATTTTTGAATTCTTCTTTTGTCTGTGGCATAGTGAGCCCAAGTGCATTCATGCTGTTTTGCAAATCTCCGGCAAGCATGGAGGCCTGCTCCTCCGTGGAGTAGAAGCTGGAGATGTAGCTGTCCAATGCTGATTGCCTCTTATCCGCGAGCTGCTGCTCCATGTCGATCATCTTGGCATACTCCGGGGAGAGTGCTATGAGTTCGCCATAGAGCTTGGCACTCTCCTCGTCCGTTACTTTGAATCCCTGGATCAGATCGGCAAAACCTTCGGCTGTGTCGGGGAGCTTGATACCAAGAGTCTTGGCCGAGCTTTCCAGGTTGTTTTTGACGATGTTGTACTGTTCCTGGTCCGAGAGGAAGTTTTGCTGGAATGACTGCATGGCAGACGAGAATGCATCCTGACCACCGGCAGCTTCTACCACATCGAGGGTGGCCTCCTGCGCAGAATATATCTTGCCCCATCCTTTGCCGAAGCTTGCCATTGATGATGCCATTTGTACAGCCATAGAGGAAGCAGCATCCATATCCCCGTTCTGAATAGCTGCTGACATGCTCTTAGCCATAGTAGACATGGAGTTGCCGGTCTTATGTGACTTGACTATATTGTCGCCTATGATGACGCCGATATCCTCCAGCTGTGCTGAAGACTGCTCGTATGTGACCGCCAGACGCCCAAGCGTCTCCAGACCATCCTCCCCTGCCTTGCCGTATTTATCTACCCAGCGGTCGATTTCACCTACGCCGCCAAGTACCCCAGAGAAATACTCGCTATACGCCGCCTCTATACGTTTTGATGCCTCTTCTGGCGACAACCCCTCAAGGTCTATCTTGCCGATCTCGACCTCGACCTTCTTGAGCGCATCTTCGTATTGACCGAGCCCGAGCGTCCCGATCGCCTCGAAGATGAAATCATAACCCTCCTGGAACGCCTCTGTGAAATATGACTGCTGTTCAGCAGTGAGGTCGATGACGGTATCTTTTGTGTACTGCTTCGTCGACAGCCCGAAATATTTTTTCTTCGTGATGATCTCTGTCGTATACCCCTGTACTACGCCATCCATGAAGGTATCGTAGCTTGAAGCCCCCATGATCACTCCGGTGCTGAGCATCTCCCGGGAAGTCGAGCTCCAGATGCCTCCTGATTGCGACGGCTTGTAGTCAGCCCCCGTCAGGTCGACCCCTGCCGATCCGGCTACGGAAATGGCTTTCCCTATGAGAACGAAGTTCTTGTCCATTGAGGCGAGATACTTCGTCATCTGGTAGGTAGATTCGAGCAGCGGGTCCTGTGCACTCTCGAATATCCCTTTCAGATTTGCCAGTGACTCGTCTGAGAAGTCCGTGCGCCCTTTGGCTGCTTCTTTTTCTGCATCGGTGAGGGTATCGGTGAGGGATGACGACAGAAATGAAAGTCCTACCCCGATGGCCATTGCAAAGACATTACCGCTCATCCCCCCCAGGCTATTGAGCCCGGAGCTTAAGGTGGATGCAAGCGACTCCGAGAGGTTGTTGACTATCGGTTTGACGAGCTCTGAGGAGACTCCATCGACAAAACCTTTGAACGCACCGGAGAAGTCCCCTTTGAAAACACCCCCCAGCAGCCCTTTGAACTCGTCGGTGAAGTCGAGTGCGCCGCCATGGTGTTTCTTCCACATTGCGTCATTGGCTTTAGCGACATCTTCAGCGGTCATTTTCCCGGCAGCCCTGAGCTTCTCGAATTCTTTCTTCGCCTCTGCTGCGTCAAGCTCGAAGAGTTTTTCCTTCTGTCCTGTCAGCTCCAGGAATTTGCGGTAGGATGATTCCAGGTCTTTGGTGGATGAGGCTGCATTCTTCACGCCTGATGCGTGTTCTTTTGCCGCATTGACCCCTTTTTTCCCGCTTTCATCAGCCTTTTTCCCCATATCTTCGGTCGCTTTTGACAGCTCTTTGGTAGATGCGGTTTCTTTGGCAGTTTCCTTTGTTACCTTGCCTGTACCCGAAGCAATCTTTTTCCATGTATCTGCTATCGCATCTGCTGTGGTAGCCTGAGTCTTGTATGCTTCGTTAAGTGATGCATTTGTGCTTCCCGTATCGATGAGCTTTTTGGTAGATTTCGTTGCAGCTTCGATAGATGATTCGTACGAGCCTATAGATATAACGATAGGCTTGAATGGGTTTTCCTTTCCCGCTAACGCAAATACATTGTCAAAACCAGAAGAAAACGAATTGATAAACTCCGATACAACCCTGAGCAATCCATTGATCATAGCATAGAAACCCTCGCCGATAGCATCTACTACAAACTTGAAAGTGTTCTGCATAGATACAGTCAGAGAGTTCCATCCATCGCCTATTACATTGATTCCATCTTCAATACCCAGTACTACTTCGTAGAAGCCAACGCGCAAGGTTGCTCCCATGTTCAGGAATCCAAGCCCGGCAAGCTGTGCAGTAGAACCGACATGAACCCCTAGTGCTGCTATGAGATCAAGAACCCCATTGACCTCGTCTTTGATTTGCAGAAAGTCCAGTGCGCCACCCAAGGCATCACTGATACCTTCACCCACGACAACTATTGCTTGAGGAAGATATGAAAAAGTGTCGTATATATCCCCGGCCATCGTGACGAAAGTACCGGTTACGGATTGTCCGATACTGGCTGCTTCTGGTCCGAGGTCATTGAGTATGCGGGTGAGCTCTTTCGCCCCATCTTTCTGCGCGTCGAATATCGGCTGTGTGATCTTCCCGGCGAACATATCCCATGTCGTGCTGAGGTTGGACATGGCGTAGGCGTATGTATCCTGCTCGGTACCGGTCTCGCTGAGTTTCTCTTTGAGGAACGCTACTTTGTCCCCGGCGGCAGCGTAGGATTCTTTGGTGACGCCAAGTGTCTGCATCATCTTGCCGAAACCGCTGTTGGCATCCCATGTGCCGTCCGCCATATCGTTGATCCCGGCTGAGAGATCATCGGTCGAGAGGTTCAGGTTGGATGCGCTGTTGGTGACGAGCTTGAGTATATCCGCCTGATCCTTGAGCGCCCAGTTGTTGCGCTCCATCCCCGGTTTGGCGAGGGCATAGATATCGACGAGCTCGCTCATCCCCCTGCCGGTCTTTGTGCTGGTCTTCTCGAGGAGTGACATCATCGCCGCCACTTCGCCGGATACGAGCTTCTGCCGCTCCATCGCCGTGACCTGTTGCCCTGTTGTGAGCGTCAACCCTTTGGATGCCAATACGATCGCTGTCAACTTTGCCTTGCTAGCGTCCATGGTCTTGTTGTATTCAAGACCGCTATGCATGACAAAATCGAATGCCTGTTTGAGCGATATGATCTTTCCGACACTCGAGCCCAGATCGCTGATGGTGTTTTTGATACGGCCGATGGCAGAGGATGTCTGCGCAGCCTCGGTTTTGAGACTGTCGAACTGTGTCAAGACGACACTTATATCCCCTGTCCTGGCATCGACCGAGAGGACGATCTCAAGATTCTGTTGCATTTGCCTGTACCCCCCGCTCGATGGTTTTGATATTTTCAAGCGTATCCAGAGTATCTACGCCATATTTTCTGGCGTACTCGAATACGGTAGTAGGATCGATATAGATGGCAAATCCATTCCCGATCCTGCTGTTGGCCCATACGCGAATATGCCACAGGCTCCACTCATCCTCGAGGAACACCAGTCCGTGCTCCTCTCTGTACCACTCTTTCCTCTTCTCGATCTCCTCGCTGTCCATCCCCTCGAAGCCCGGCGTATCGCCGTTCGAGAGCTGTGTAGCGTAGGAGATGAGGTCTTCTACTTTTTTTTACGAGCCTCTGCTGCCAGGCTGGCAAGCTCCTGGTATGCGACCGTGAAGGCGAAGTTGAGCTCTTCGAGACGGTTGACGAGCTTCTCTTTCTCAGGTCCGTCCTGGATGCCGATGAGGAACATCTCTTTGGCGATCGCATTGTCGCGTCTGTTTGTCGCTTCGATCTCCTTCGCACGGCTGTGTCTGGCGTTGATCTCTTCGAACTGGTCTTCGAGCTTTCGCTTGTCCGTTCGCATCGCCTGCACTTCCTGGAGCATCGTCTTCTTGATCGAAGCGTCCTCTTCGAGCGGGATGATCTGGAGAAGTCCGGAGATATCTTCTGTGACCCGGTTCAGTCTTTTCGAGACAGCTTCTTTCTCTTTTGCCGCATCGATGATCGGGGCAAACTCCTCGTCGATCGCTGCGAATCTCTCCTCCATCTCCGGTGTGTCGATGAGCTCTTTGGGAGAGTTGAGATTGGCGGTGATGTGGTAGGTCTCTACCGTATCGCCCGCTTTGATTTTGAAGTCTAGTTTTGTCGTGTTCTGGATCATGATATTTCCTTATTTATGACTACGCATGGTATTTGCGTAGTTCGAAGTTGTCGTCTCCGTTGACCTTGCGGCACTCAAGTGTCCTCTCGATATTGATCAGACCGTCTTTCTTTGGTTTTTTCTGGCTGATCACCACACATTTTGGAGCGATGAGCTCCCACTGTTTCGTCCCGTCCACGCTGAAGAGAGGGATGACGAAGTTGAACTCGGTACCGCTCTTGAGGTCGGCGAACGCACCTGCATTGTCGGGGTCTGCGACCATCGTGACGGTGAGCTGCGGCTTCGTATCCATCGTGTAGCACGAGCCGCTGCATGTGTCTTTTGGCTGCTTGACATCTGCGCCCAGCGAGAAGTCCACCTTGGTGAAGTGCGCCTCCTGGCCGTTGACGAGGTATGCCGTACAGTTCTTGGTCATGTAACACTTCTCGAAACTCGGTACCGATGGGAGCACGGCATCATCATCCACTGCGTCGAGCGATACCGCTTCATGCAGCTGGCTTACCATCTTGAAGCTCATCAGAGCCGCTTTGCCCACCTCGAAAGAGAGGTCGACGCTGGCTCTTGCCCCGTAGACCGCCGTGTGCTCTCTCAGACCGAGCTGCTTGAGCGATGCCGTGCTCTTCGATGTCGATGAGTAGGCGTATGATGTCCCTTCTGCGAATGAGGTACCGACAAGACCGCACATACCAAGCAGCGGCTCGATGAGAGTATGATCGGTCGGGATCTTGATCGAAATATCCGTCTCTACCCCTGCGAAGTCCGCGATGACTGTGGTCTCTTTGGAGCCGTGATGCGCTGAGAGCGGATCGTTCTCATCCGTATCTACTTTGGGTTCCCAGAGGTCGCCCCCTTTTTCCATCGGTAGTACTACATCCGGTTCTACATATGTCCCCGGTACTGCTTCTGTTTTGATCTTGACGACTACGCCGTCTCTTGTATATCCTGACATGGTTTATTTCTCCTTCTCTTTTTGTGGTGTAGGTTTTTTGGTTGTCCAGCCTTTGGCGATCCAGACAGTTTCCTGGCTCTCTGGTATCGTAAGCGGCGCGCCGTTCTTTGCATAGATCGTAATCGTTCTTTCTGTCATGCTCTCTCCTATCTGATATCTTTGTATGTCACATTGAGCGTACACAGCAGCAGCCCCGATTCGGTGATGCCCGGCTGTGTCGTATCGGTATTGGATATATCGTATCCGCTCATCGATGCTTCGTAGAGCTTCTCCTCTATATCGTCCACGGTTGCCTCGAGAGCGGTGAGCGAGAAGTCTGCGACGATTATCCCCAGATGCCTCTCCGTTACCCCGATCTCCAGTCTTTCCATCCCGCCATAGAGGAGGAACACCCCGCTCTCATTGACTCCAGTGACATCTGCGTCATTGATCGTCATGGGGGCGAGAGCCTCTCTGAGGGCGGCTTTGCTCGATGCGATACTCATCGGCAGAGAGCTCCGCCCATCCGTACGCTTTTTCCTGTCCTATGTCCGTCTTCCAATCACTCCTCCTTCAAGTCGTTGTAGAGTCGCAGTATAGCAGTGGGAGGCGCTCGGGGTCACTCCATATACATGGATATCGAGTGACTTTGCTCCCGGGCTTCTCCTATACTTCATCCGAAACTACACAGGCCGGGTGCCGGCATACGGCAGGCGGGATATCCCGATAGCAGATATCGGGCAGGCCGGCAGAGAGACCCGGAACGAAGCCCGCTCCGCGCTCCCGCCGACTCCGGCAAGTACAGGACAAACACAATGAAGATCAAAGAAGAGATCACCGCGATCATGCTCCGTGCAAAGAGTTTCGAGGAGGCGTTCGCCCTCCTTGCCGATGCCTGTCCCGATATGGATATGGAAGCGCTTGAAGAGGCGTTCATGGGAGTGATGGAGAACGGGGAGCTGACGGGGACGGAAAGCAGCTGAGTGGAAGAGTGTATGCGGCGTGTGCCGTTTGGATGATTACGGGCGATTTAACGCCTGTTTAACGCATAGTATATATATGGAGGTGACTGATGTTTGATATATTCGGTAAAGCAAGTGTGTGGATCAACGAATCGCAGGTCATGGTCGCGGTGATATTCGGGGCGTTCGTGCAGTTCTTCTTCGGCAAGACGAAGAACGCGAAGGTCGCCGTCACCGTGGTGGTGAGCTCGATATTCGTCGCGCTCTATATCGTCCCGCCCATCGTGGAGCTCCTCAGGATAGCCAGTGACGGCTCGTGGGCGATCACCCTCTATGCCCTCTCCTCCGTGGTATCGATAGAGATACTTTCTATGGTGATAGCGATCCTGCCGCTCGCCATGAGGGAACGGGTGGAGGAGTATCTCCAGATCATGGAACATAAGGAGCCGAAATGAGGATCAGAACAGTCCATTACCCCTACGCGATCATCCTGATAGCGGCAGCGGTACTCATCATCTCTCTGATCGGAGCTGCAAGATGATACCGGGATTTGTCGGCAGATACTGGCCGCTGCTCGTCGCCCTCTCGGGGGTGCTGTATCTGTATCATACGATCGACTCGCTCGGGACGCAGCTGGGAGCGTGTCGTGCAGAGCTCACGAGGATCGACGCCGTAGCCGCAGAGCAGAAGCGCCGGTACGAGGTCTCTGTGAGGAATTATGAGGATGCCATTATCAAAACGGCCAATGCATACGAAGAGGATATCAGGAAGATAGAAGAGTTCAAAGGAGAAGCCAATGAGACGAGCTGTCAGAGCGCTGAGCGTATGTTTGACGGTTTCAGCTATTAGCGGCTGCACGGGCACTGCACCGCTGCCGGCACCGCAGCCGTGCGTCACGCCGACGGTAGCCAGACCGGTGATGGACAACAGCCGCTGCGGCGATATCCTCTGCCGCTCGCGCCAGTGCCTGCACAACTACATCGCCATGCGCGCCTACGCCGAGCGTCTCGAAGCGGCGGCATCGGTATGCCGCTAAGCCGCTGCGTTACCCGCGGCAGACGCCCCGGAAATATGAGTCAAAAAAGATAAAGTTCAGAGAGATGAGGTGAAGCGGATGCGTCCAGACCTCTTTGGAGAAGATATAAAAAAGAAGATGGATACCCCCGCCGGGCGGCGGATCGGGTCATGCGTACTGTCTCTTGGGGGGCAGGTCGATATCCTTGTCCACCTCGACGCTGTGTCTGGCGTACTCCCTCCAGTAGTCGTCGAAACGGATCGCTTCGATGGTCTGGAATGTAGCGTCGCACTGCGTACACTTGCGGAACCTGTGGGTAGTGGGGCCGCGCACCGTACCCACTACGCGGGTCGTCCCCTGACACTTTGGACAATCCATCTCTGACCCCCTACAGTTTTTTGATCGCGATGATCACCGCGCTTGCCTGTATTTTACTCAGAATAGATAAACTTAACGGCATGACACCCACGACCCGTCTGACATAATGCATCAGAGCAGGCTGCGAACTCTCCCGCGCCCTCTCGAGCCACAGCTTCTCTATCGTCGCTATCTGCGCTCTGGTCGCCATCCCTTCGCGCTCACCCGATATCTCGGGCTCCATCCTGCCGTCCATCACGCCGAGCAGGTTCCTGAGCTCGTCGATGGAGAGTCTGCCGCTGCTTGCCACGCCGTAGTTTTCCATCAGGAATGCCTCCCACCCGTCGCTCTGTTTGGCGCTTTTGTACCACGGGTGGATGTGGATGCGCCGCAGCAGGTTCCTGCGGTATATCTGCTGTCCTTCTGTCATGGATGCTCCTTTGCTCTGTTCTCCCGTATCCGGGTCTGTATCCTCTCGAAGCTCTTCCTGAGCTGCTCGTCCTGCGTCAGGATGGCGAACTCTCCGCTGCTGCGTTCATGCGGCGCGTCGTCGCCCCTGTCTGTCGTCTGCTGCTTCGGCTTCAGCCTCGCCGCTATGTCGCGGAACCATATCTTCCCCTGCATCCGCTCGTCGACAAATATCTGCCGCATCCGGCGCAGCACATCCTCTTTCGTCCCGGCGAACTCCCGGACGATCCCCGGATGATCGAAGTGCAGCACGAGCGCCCCGCCGTGGATGGAGCCGTAGTGGAAGTACTTCTGCTGCCGCTCGTCAAGAGCCCCGGCGAGCTTGCGGATCAGCTCTGCCTCGGCGAGCTTCGGCGAAGAGAGGGCGCTCCCGCTCCCGATCTGCTCGTCTGTCCTTTTGCATACTGCATTGGGTATCATCATCCCTCCTTCTGTATAGATTCATTCGAGCCCACCGCGGTGGGTTCGGTGAAGCTACCGTGCTATGCTGCCTCCATGATATTCATCCCCGCCCGCAGCAGCGCGGAGCGGAAGAGGAGCTTCGTGTTCGCCATCGTCTGCGGCGTCATGGGGATAGCGGGCAGTGACGGGAAGACACTGTGCGCCGCTTCGACGATCGCAGCGTCCCATCCCCAGTCGGCGATCCTCTCAGCTCCGTAGAAGGTCACTGCCTCGATATAGAGGGCGATCAGGTCGGCGCGTTTGATCTGTGGCGTGTCGATCTGCACCCCGAAGTGCTGTTCGATAGCCCGCTCGATCCGCTTCTCCAGGCTCTTGTAGATGCGCCCGGAGTTGGACTTGATGGGTGAGATCATGTCCCCGGTGTACGCCTCCGCCGCATCGTGCAGCAGGGCGCCGAGCCTGTGCTCCGGCGATACGATCCGCGCTACGAGCATACTGTGTTCGGCCACGCTGTAGAGGCGCGGCGTGTGTCCGTTGAACCTCCCGATAGCGCTGAGAGAGTGGATGATATCCTCGATGTCTATCTGGGAGCTGTCGATGTGCTTCCAGAACCAGATGCGCTTGCCGCTGTATGTGTCGAGAAACTGCTCCATCATCTCCCCCTGATCTTTCGGATATCGTAGACCTCCCTGGCATCCCTCCCCTCGAGTGTCGTGATCTGCCAGTGGGGCATATCCCAGCCCCATTTCGCATAGCCCCACTCGATGGGGAGATCGTAGCGGCTGATGATCTCCTGCATGGCTGCCCTGATCCCGGCATAGTAGCGTTCTTCCCACGAGGGTTTGCCGTCGACGAATGCCACCAGGTCGACCGCCAGCCCGTAGAGGTGGCAGGAGTTGTTCGTTTTGCTCGATCCCTTCGCTACGAGCTTCGCCTGCTCCTCGGGGGTACGCAGCCCGTCGAACACCATGAAGTCCTGCTTTGTGATGGCGATCGCCTGCATCACTGCGAACGCCAGGATGGGATGGACGCCGTCAAGCTCTTTGAGTGAGCGTTTTGAAAGTCTGTACCCGCTCATGCTGCATCCTGCTGTATCTTCTCGATGTTCGGCTGGATGCGGAAGCTGTCTCTGACCGTCTTTCTGAGTCCGAGTTTCACGAGGACGCTGTCGTCGAGCTCCGCGATCTCATCCCTGTCTGGTCGCTCCTCGTACACGATACATGACTGGTACCCGTACGCCTTGAGGCTCCTGAGCAGCGCTTCGACCCGCTCCCTGGTCCTGGGGATCGAGACCGACTTGACGAGCCTGTATCCTATCGTGCCGAAGTTGAGCACCCTGGAGCGTCTACTCGCAAACTCCGCTTTGTTGGCTTCGCAGAAGAGCTCGATAGCTTTCTCCAGTTGTTTTTTGTCGTTGTCGATCTCCTGGGAGATGGCTTTGGCCTCCTCTCTGATCTTGTTGATCTTCAGTGTCGTATCGCCGTCGATCTGGCTCTTTTCGATATCTATTTCGGCGATGCGGCGCAGCGCGTTATCCACATCGTCCCAGCTGTTGATCGTTGTTGTTGTATTGGTTGTTTTCATTGTATTCTCCTTGTTGTTTCAGTTTCTGAGTCCTACCCACGCCATCGTCAGTACGATCACGCACACCGCGGCGGTGGCTCCGTATGTGAGATACTCGAGCACGCGATCCCACCGCTGCATCCGCGGGGAACGCCTGCTCATCTCTTGTCCCTTTTCGCTTTCCCCGTGGGGCACTTCTCTATGGATGCAGTGGAGCGCATCCTGTGCCTGCATCTTCCGCTTTTGGCATCGGTACGCGGCAGCCGCACGGCAACCCTGCGTACATGGAAGGGGCACCTGTCGCATCCTAGCGCAAACTCGTGTCTGGTGTATATCCCGATGTTCACGATGCCGCCCCGCCGCTGCCGTGCAGCAGCTGCCAGACGCTCATGTACTGCGGCTCTCCCAATGCCGGCACCTCCACGGCAGGGGCGCCGAGCGAGATCATCGAGGGGCCGCCGTCGTGTTCGTACTCCACACTGTCCATCACCGCGGCAAATACCTTCGCCATCTTCTCATCCTCGGTATCGAGGACGCTCTTTCTCTCCGCTCTGTATCCGATCATCTTCATCTCTTCTCCTTCTCGAAAAATATCTCCACAGGGTCGATCCCGATCCCTGCACAGAGCCCGGCTATCTTTTCCTGGCCAGGATTGTTGATCATCCGTATGCCGCCGGCCCAGTATCTTTTTTGCCCCAGTTTTCGGGAGAGGCTGGTGTCGCTCTCTGCCCCCAGCGCCGTCCGCAGCGCATCGATCACTTCCGATCCGTTTCTCCTCCGCATCCCGGCAGGGAGGGGGATATCGGTCTCTTCGCTCCGCCTCGCCTTCCGTCTGACCGTAAGCCTCCGGTCTCCCGACGCCATCGCCACCATCTCCTCGAAGGATGGTCTGCTGCTCATCTGCCGCCTCCTCTCCCGCACGATCCGCACGCATGTTTCACTATGGAGAAGTGGTATCCTCCGATACTCACCCCGTCCCTCACCGCCGCGGCGTACTTTCGGCACACTGCGGGATGGATCTCGTCCTCCAGCGCCTCGCATCGGATGTGCTCCTCTGCGCCGTAGTATTGCTCCAGCAGCTCGTATATCTTCGAGCCGTCCGCTCCGTATTTCCCCGAGCGCAGCAGGGAGATGGCGGTGCGGCTCCTGCCGATCCTCTCGGCCACCCGCTGCACTACGCCACCCTCTGCCGCTATCGCTCTCTCCAGCAGTTCCGTACTCATACGCTCGCTCCTGTGTATCTGTATTCTCTCTCCATGATCCTCCTTGCCGTGTTGGTCTTCACCACGATGCCGCTGCGCTCCCACTCGCTCATCCATCTGGAGAGCTTGAAGAGAGGGTAGTCGGTGATCACCGCCACATCCCCCAGGCGGAACCCGCTGTTGCGCCGCATATAGCGCAGCACCGCTTCCTTTTTGTATTTAACCCTTGCCATTTTCCACCCCCAGCTCACGGAACGCAGCCAGCGACACGCTCGTGATGTCCTGGAGCTCGCATGCCTTCTCCAGGCGGGTGAGCAGCACCCTGATCTGCCGGAGGTTGGGGTATTTCCTGGCGAGGTATGCCACCAGGTCGCTCTCCACCTTCACCTCGCACAGCTCGCAGAACTTCCCCACATCGCCCGCACCGATCGCCTCGAACTCCACCAGCTCCACCACCCGGCTGTAGTAGTGTCGGTGGCGTTTGAGCTTGGCGTTGCTCTCCTCCATCCCGATGAAGAAGAGGATGATGGAGGTCTCGTCGTGGATATCGCGCAGCAGCTCCAGCGTCCCGATCTTCTCGCCCCGCAGCAGCGCGTCGATCTCGTCGATGATGATGATGCGGGGCTCCCTGCGCAGATCGTCGATCACCCGCTCGTACATCCTCCCACTCCCTCCCGAGATATCGAGATCGAGCTCGAGGCAGAGTTTTTCCAATAATTGTTTCTTGCTCCATGTCTGGGCTGCCCGCAGCAGGATGGCGTTCTTCTTGACCGCGATCCGCTCCAGCCCGAAGGTCTTCCCCAGTCCGAAATTCCCGTACCCCAGCCCCATACGCGGCGATGACGCGCTCAGGCTCTCGAGCCTCCCGAAGCTCTCCAGCATCGTTACATAGTTGGCGGTATCTACAAATACTTCTTTCACAGTGTTCTCCTTTTTTGTCGCGTTAACTACGCGCTGCTTTTAACGCTCTTCTTTGCCATCTCCCATATCTCCGGGTTGGCAGCCGCCAGCGCCCTGTCCTTGTCGTCTATAGTCCCCTCGCCGAGCTTCCTGACAAAGCGCTCGAGCAGCGAGGCATACTTGACCACCCCTTTGGCTCTTTTCGTACGCTCCTCATCCTGCATCTCCTGCCGCTCTTCATCTCTCTCCTCACTCCTTGCCTCCTCATTTTCGCTGCTGTGTACACCGGCGATGATCCTGTCGTACTCTTCGCCCCGTTTCTCCGCCTCTCTGACCGCTTTGTTGGCTTTGGAGGCGAGGCGGTTGTAGGCGCTGCGAGCCTCTTTGATGATGCTCCGCTTCGCTTCGTCGCTCACTGCCGGATCGCTTGCGGTACAGATGAATTTGCCATTCTCCGGGTCGTACACGGCGACGCTGTGCATATCGTCTGGCTCGATCACCCTCACCCTGCGGCCGATCCACTCGACCAATGCGGTCTCCCAGTAGATGTTCCTGATGCCGTCTGTGGTGATGACGATCCCCTCCTTGGTGACGGTGCGTACTCTCGATACCCCCATCATCAGATCGAGGGAGCGCTCACTCGCCACCCGTCTCGTATGGTGGCCGCTCCACCGCTCGGCCGGGCTCATCCCCAGCGAAGAGTGGCGGCGGTGCTCGTACTTCTCCACCCACTGCTCCAGAGCTTCCCGGAGCTCGTCGGAGGAGATGGGGATATCGACGAACATATCGGCCTCTCCCCGCCGCAGGATCGCCCTGGCGAACCCGCTCTCGCTCCACTGCTTCTCCTTCCATCTCGCTATCGCCTCCCGCCGCTTCTCGAAGCTCTTGGACGATCGCAGCGCCTGCGCCTCGGCTACATTGTGCCCGACGAAGCCGCGCAGCGTACGGAAGAGGTCGCGTGTCAGCGTCCCGAAGAACCGCTCGATATGCGGCTTCATCTCCCCGCTGTACGGGGGAACCTCCCTCTTGCCGATCCCCATCGCCAGGCAGATATCCTCGATGTGGTTGCTCGTATAATCCCTGCCGTTGTCGACGATCAGCAGCTCGGGCAGTCCCATCTTGAGGATGGCCCCGCGCAGGTTGCGGCTCACGGCGTAGCTGCTCGTGCTCTTCTCCATCGAGACGAACACACGGCGGCTGTAGACATCGATCGCCCCGTAGATCGTCCACCGCATCCCGTCGCTCGTCATCACATCCGCAGGGGTGGCGTCGAGCTCCCAGGCGGCATTGGGGTACCGGTAGGCCTCCGATGCGCTGCCTATGGCGGGTTTGTACTGCCCCTTTGCGCGGTCGGGGTTGGTGGCGTGATCCCAGAGGTGGCGGTTGGCCTGCTTCCATGCCGCTGCCCACCGCTCCACGGTACGCTGCGACGGTGCGTCGGGGTAGACCTGCCGCAGCCGCTCACAGATGCTGCTCATGAGCGGATGGATGTCGCGGCGGAGCAGCTCGGATCGGACGAACTCCTGCATCGCCTCCGTCATCACCGTAGAGCCTTTCGGTCTGCCGCGCCCGTCACGGAGCGCCTCCACGACGCTCTCCCCTCTGGCGTAGGCTCCCTTGTAGAGGCGTATCCACCGCCTGAGACTCTGCTCGCTCACCCTCGCATCCCCCAGCTCTTCGACGAACCGGCGCAGGCTCCCCGAGCGCCGCAGTGCCATCTGCACCACGGTCACCCGGTGATCGTCCCCCATCGATGGCTTGCGCTCGGGTACCGATGTCGCCTTCGGCTCGACCCATATCTCGTAGACCGTACCGCCGTTGCCGCCGACCCCGTCGCGTTCGCGGTAGAGGTAGCGTGTCGAGCCGCGCTTGCAGGCAGCCTGTATGGCTCGCGAGCTCACACCGTAGACGATGGCCGCTTCGGTGGTGCTCACCCACATTGGAGCCCCTCCCAGGGGAGTGAGCCGATCCACACCCCGTCTCTTTTGAGATTGGAGATGGTCTTGCGTACCATCCCCGTCCCGCCGTTCCTCTCGCCGGTGAGCTTCTCCGCCAGCACCAGCGAGAGGATCGTCTGATTGAGCCCCTTCGCCCTGGCGTAGCTGTTGACCCCGTAGCCTTTTTTCCTGAACCTCTCTCTGATACTCTCTTCCATCCGTTCTCCTTTCGTCCCCCTCTCCCGGGTGATCACACTGCTATGTTGTCTGTGTTGTCTATGTTGTATAGATACTTTTTTCCTGCGACCTTCTTGGTGTAGAACCGCCCTTCAAATTTCTCGAGGACGGCTCTCGCGCTCTTGTTTTCGTGGCTCTCGCCGATCTGTGCGAAAAGCTCCCGCTGGTTCAGTTCTCCATGCTTCTCCAGCGCCTTGATGACCCGGTCTACGATACTCTGCTCATAGTCGCTCATCCTGACGCTCTCCAGGTCGATCTCCGAGAGCCGCAGCTCCCCGGTGTCGATCTCCCACCCCTTGTCCAGTACGCTCGCACGCTCCTTCTGCACCTCCGTCCACAGCCGCAGCCGTCCGCCGCCCGAGGGACGGGGATGGACACGGTACATCACATCGATGGAGTTGCGGATCTGGTTGGAGCCCTGGTAGTTGCCGCCGTCCTTGTTGGAGTGGTGGAGGACGATGATCGTCGCTCCGGCCTCGCGGATGTTCATCAGGGCGTTCATGATCTTCGCCATCTTCGCATCGTTGCGCAGGTCGATCGCGGCATCCTTGAGTGAATCGATGACGAGCACCATGTCGCTGTACGCCTCCCCCACCGCCATCTCCGCCATACGCATCAGGATGCTGAAGGGATCGCTCTGCATAGAGGTGCGGTGGATGAAGGTCATCCGCTCGTACGCCCCTATGAGTATCCGGTCCACCCCGCGCTTCTTGAGCTCGCTTGCGGGATTGTCGGCATCGATCACCACCACTTCCATCCCGGTGCTATCGAGTATCCGGTGGAGCACGGAGTGGAGGAGCCAGCTCTTGCCTACCCCGCCGTCGGCATACCACAGGCTGATGAGCCCTTTGGGGAGAAATCCCTCAATGATATGCTCCGTACTCCGTTCGAACACCCCCTTGTCTATCGCCATCTCTTTGAGATAACGCAATGCTTCGCCATTCACGACTCCTCCTTGTACCTTATGACCCATCGCCCCTCGGGACGATCGGAGATAGGGTTCAGGTGTTCTTGTATGTTGCCGTACGCTCTCCTACGGACTTCTCTGGCCTTTTACTCACCGTTTTAGAGGTGTCGTCTGCGGACGCTCAGACGAAAAATGTTAATAAACACAATCATTTGCTATAATTAATCAAGTGATTAAGGAATTATAGAGTAAATATTCTTCAATGTCAAGAGATTTGAAGAAATTTTCATCAAAAAGGGTGATTTATGAACAGGTTGAAGGAAATAAGGGCGTTTCTCGGGCTATCACAGCAGGAAATGGCAGACCAGATAGGGGAAAAACGGTACAGGATCAACGATATGGAGAATGGCAAGACAAAGATCCAGGTCGATTTTGCAGAGCTTCTTGAAGAAAAATTCAACATCAACCCGTGGTGGCTGCTGACAGGCAAGGGGAATATGGAGAAGAAGAGTACCGAGAAGATCGAGCTGGTAATGGATGATACTATCAGGATGCCCTTCGTCCGCGGCCAGGCACAGGCGGGAAGGGGTAACGATATCTCCGATATCCGCTACGAAGTGGTGGATACCATGTCGATCTCCAGGGCGCTCTTCAAGACACCGCCCACCTCCACCGTCCGTATCATCAAGGTAGACGGCTACAGTATGATCCCTACCCTCTACCCCGACAGCTACTGTATCTTCGATGAATGCGGCCGCTTCATCACCGACGGACTCTATATCATCAATTACGGCAACGAGCTCATGGTCAAGCTCCTGCAACAGTCCCCCGACGGCAAGCTCCACATCAGATCGACCAACCCGGACTACGCCAGCTGGACCATAGACCCTGCATCCGACCAGACACACTTACACATTATAGGCAAAGTACTCCGAATCATCATCTGA